GCGACCAGCATCTTGCCCATGTGCTCCATCACGTCGGCCATCTGCTCAACGTCGAACTTCTTGACCACCATCACCTTGAAGAACGATTCGGCCTGGGCTTTCTCGACTGCCTTTAGTGGTAGGGCAGAATGCGCGGCGCCGTTCATGCCATCCATCCGCCAGCCTGTGCGTGGTACATCTCGACCGGCGCCGGCTTCTCAACCGTCAGCGAGGGAAACAGTTCGGTCATGCACCATATCATCGCCTCGGCCCGGTCAGGCGAGTCTGTGCCTTCATAGCCATGGCCGGTGAAACGGCATAGCTGGTCTTCCAGTTCTGGGTAGGTGCCGACGTGGCTGATTTTGTCCAGCGTGTAGAGCGCGCTGATTGGCTCTGCCCGGACGTGTTTTCCTCTGGTTGCGACGACCTCGATTATCCGTATGCCCTTGCGGATCGTCTCCAGGGTATAGCGGCACATATCGCCGCCCTGGTTGCGCTCGATCACTATGGCGTCAGCGTCCCACTTATCATAGAGCGCGACCGCCCTAGTCGCCCACTGGTGCGGCGGGCCTCTGGTCGAACCGTCTTCCAGTAAATAGCCGCGTTGGTCCTCGCCGATAGCGCAGACCGTGATGCCGTGTTCGTCGGACCTCTCGGTATCCGTTATCGCCGGGTCAACGCCGACCAGCGTTCGTTCTCGCTCGCACGGCATCGCGTCCCGCCGGCCCTCATGGATAACCTGGCGCGACCAGATCGAGTTTTGCAAAAAGGGTTCATACTCGCCGAGCCAGATATGCGCGTACCTGTCGGGGTTGTTCTTTTTGTCGTCTAGCCGTTCTGCCTCTAGCTCGGCTGGGAAGAACTTGTTCTGGTGAAAATTAATGCGGCGGACGATAGAGTTTTCCGGCGGGTTCAGCCCCCGGAAATATTTGTCCACCGGATCGCTTGCGTTGCGCGGGTTCCACGAGAACCACAGTTCCGAGCCCGCCGCGCGGATTGTAGGCCGTAAAAGTTCGAGTGACTTGGCCGAAAGCGTCTGCGATTCCTCGACCCAGGCTACATTAAAATTTTCGAGACTTTTTATGCTCTCAGCCGTGTGGTCCTGCATACCTTGGAAGATAATAACCCCGCCGCCCGGCGTGATAATCCTATCATGCATGACGCCGAACGACTTTGCGTAGCCGAGGGCGCGTATCTTGTCCTCGATCAGCAGCTTCGCTGAGTCCTTGAGAGCCCTTTGGACTTCGCGGATACAAACCGCGCGGAAGCCGTTGTTCTCAGCAGCGTTCGCCACCATGGACTCTGCGAAGAAATGTGACTTCGCTGACCCACGGCCACCGAAGAGCGCCTTCGACCGGCTGGGTGTCATGAAGTCGTCGAAAACTTCGGCGGACGCGGCGCCTATTCGGATTTGCTGTTGCTGCCCCATAGAACGATAGGCCCACCATCCTTGCCGGTAAATTCGTGGGCGCTGGTTTCTTTCCAGCCCATCTGAGTCTTGGCCCAGAAGATTGCCGCCGTGGTGTCGCCGCCCGTGGCCTTCTCAAACAAGCTGCTGCCAACCTTGGTATTGGCGACGATCTTTCCGATGTCGAGTTCCCGCCGGAAATGCTTGCGGAGCGTTTTATCGTCAATGCCGTCGCGGATAACCAAGGCGATTGATTCCTGGGGTATCCCCAACGCTGTCATTCGCTCGGCAAGTTTACGCTCGTCGTTGGTTGGCTTGAACGTGACGCCGTTTGTTCCGTTATGCGGCATCTGCTTTTATAGGGGGGAAGGTCGCGCCCCACTACCCTCTAGCTTGGCTTGTTCTCCGGTGAAGTCCTAGGACTCCTGCGGCCACAAAAAACGCCGCTCGGAATCAACCGGCGGCGCACGAACTTCGTAATCCTACGCATTTAGCACTATTACCGGTCCCGGTCAATGCTGTAAAAACATTTCATGGGGGGTTGAAAGGTAGGGCGGTATGCCCTATGTATAGATTGTCAACAGGGCGATAGTGCCCACTCATTCAAAGAGGTTTAGCCATGAACTATTGCGAAATGGACAAAATACTCGCCGCCAATATCTACAGCAGCGACCACGGCTTGGAACGGCTGATTGAAGCCGCCCAGAAATTGCTCAATAGCCGCCGTGGATTCGAGCGGGCCTCCGTCCGACTCAACAACATGGAAAGACACCTGCGATGACTATTACCATTCGCGACCATAGTCAGAACGGGCGATGGTGCAGCCACGTCCTGCATACCGACGATGATGGCTGGACAGACCCGCCACTATCACTAGACGACCCTATTGGTGAAATATATGGCCGGACAGAGGCAGAGGCTATCGAATATGCCCGTCTGTTCTGTGCCGCACCCGCCCTGCTTGACGCGCTGAAAACACTTGTAGAGGATTGCACGGACAGCCTGCCGGCAAACTTTCTCGACAATGCCCGTAAAGCAATCACCATCGCGCGCTGAAGAGTTCGCGAATGCAGCGGTTGCTACAGGTTATCGGAGAGTGAAAACAACATGACCCCCGCCCAACTCAAGTCCGCCCGCCATGCCCTCGGCTTATCCGCTAGGGGCATGGCGGCTGCCCTCTCTGACCCGGACGGTGACAGCACCCCGGTGAACCCACGCACCGTGAGGCGGTGGGAAGCTGGCACTCAGGACGTGCCGTCACCCGTCGTCGTCGCTGTGAGGTTCATGCTCAAGGCCCAATGAGTGGGAGATAGAGCAACACACACTACGCTTCCCAACCCGCCGAGCTCGGGGAAAGCGGGGAAAGCGGTGAAGTCAAGCTGCCCGCCTCGTCGCCATCCCGGCAATCTCGGCGTAGCGGTCGAGGCCGTGGCGCAGCCCCTTCATCACCCGCCCATGGCCTAGCCGTAACCGCTCTTCCAAGTCCCTCACCCGTTCGTTGTCTACAACGACTGCCATAACCACGTCGGCCATGGTGGTTGACCCGACCTGACGCCGCGCCGCCCATGTCATCCACGGGCCAAAGTGGTGTTCCCAGCAGCCCCGCTCGTACTCGGTCATGCGGTCGATGGGATCAACAAAACCAATGCCGCCGATACTCGGCTCGAACCCGGCGCAGCCGCTGAACAGCCCCCGCTGGAGAGCGTGCCAAACCATGCGGAGTTCTGTCGCGGCGACTTCGTGGTGAGGCTTAAGCCAACCCCTGTGGGCGTACTCTTGGACCACACACGCGCGCACTTTGCGGCGGGTTTCCGGGGTGCCGTGGTCAACCGACGTGGCGCGCTTGCGTTTTGTCATGCGTCTAATCTCGGGCCGCGCCCGTCCCTCTCTTCCAGCGCCTTCCACCCCTCGGCGCCGTTTTTCATGGCGAACGCTATGTCCGCGAAATATTTGCCTGCACGGTCGCTGCCCATCGCCGCTTCGCACAGTCCCGAGGATATTAACACCAGGTCCAGCGCCGTTTTCTCAAGTCCAACATCTTTGATTGCCTCAAATAGAATGTCGCTAATTGCTCGCCCATATTTCCCGTCAGGGTCCATTGGGTCTGCCATCACCCACCGCCCAGCAACAACGCTATGGCGACCAGGCCGCCAGCAAACAGTATCCAGTCGCGGGCGGTCACCCCAGCGCCTCCCGAGTTACCCGGCGCCAGTTCACTCGATACAAACACTCGTCGCGCAAACGCCCGACGTTGGGAAACCAGTCGCCGCGCCCAAGCGCACCACACGCCTCTACCACAACGTCTGCTGGAAACTCTCGCAACTCAGACAAATATATCCGCCGTTGAGCCCGTGCATCGCCGTCGTCCATATTGCGCGGGTTGACGCTCAGTTTGAGTTTGCCCAAAGCGGCCAACACCACCGCCGGCTCGGCCGGAACCAGGGCCTCGTCCAGAGCTTGGCGGGCACGATCTAGCATGGCCTCGCCCGCCGGTGTCTTGGCTGGCGGCAGTTCGTCATACCGCAGCAAAGTATCAAAGTCGCTGTCATATTTCGCCTTCGAGTGCAGCAATGTCCTCAAGGGTGCCGGAAACGATGCCTCCAGGCCTCGGTCGGCTTGCCACACGCTCAGTTTCCCGCCGACACCACGTTCGCCACGTTGCAGCCCAGTCGAGTTTGACGCCTTTCTGGCCGGGCTGGGCAATCCACCAGTCGCGGAATCGCTCGGCAACGGCTCCGGGGTCGAGTCCACGACTTGCAGCGAATCCACAATCGCGCTCGTCAGGCTGCCAATCGGCTGGGAGCCGCGTTCCTCGTTTCGCATTGGGAACCTCTCTGGTTCGGGTCAGGCATGCAGGCAGTGGTGGAAGGACGGCGCCGATAGGCGCTGTTTCTTTGGCTACCGAAGGTAGCTTTCTTTCTTCTTCTGTATCTGTATCTGTATCTGCTTCTGGGGGCGTTTCAGTAACGGTTGCGGAACGTTTCCTGTAACGTTTCACCCGCTCCGTTGAACTATCTGATTTATATTGTCTTTTTTTCCAGTTGTGCGGTTCCGTGTGACCGTCGCGCCCCACTT